ATACAAGATTTCATAGTCTTGGGCATTTTATATATATTGTAAACAAAAAAAAATAACGAAGTGGAAAGATAATTAAAAATGGCTAAATTAAATGGCTAAAATAAATGACTAAAATAAATGACTAAATTAAATGAAAATGACTAAATAAATTAGTTCAAATTTTTAACTAAATTTCTTCGTGAAACTTTTGTCATATATTAAATTACCAGAAGGTTTATATGAATTTATTGGTTTATATTCTTTTTTATTATTACCAATAACAGTCTCATTTTGGTTGTTTTTCAAATTCAATAAAAAGTCATTTGGTTCGGAAGATTCTGATGCCTCATTTTTACTAAATGAAGTATTATTATTTTGTTCTTCTTCGCCCATTCGTTTACCATATTGGTCTATTACAACTCCCGTCTTCTTTTTCAATTCATTACGAACATATGTAGGCACAAAGTGTAACCAACTAATAAAAAGTGTGTTTGGGTGTATATATTGGACGTTAAATCCATTTGCTTTTAGTTTATCAATATTATACGCTATACATGCGGCTTGGTCGTATTTTGGGACACCAATAATGATTTCAGGAATGACATACCAACAAAATTGTTCGTTTAGTTTTTGAGATGATGTTTTTTTTATCCTAATATGAATACGATTTAAGATTTTATTAAAGAGTTCTAATTGTTTCAAATCATGTTGCTTTTTTTTTTCGTACAGTTCATCCATATTGAGCTTTTCGGAAAAGTCATTCACATTTTCAAGGTTGAATATATTTGACATAAAAATAAGATAGAAAAAAATATGTAAATTTTTCTGAAATGGATTTATTATCCATAAAAAATGAATAATAAATAAAAATGAAAATATGACAAATATAAAAATTGTTGTAAAAATTATTATCACTATTTTCTAAAAATGTATTGCGACGATTGCAATAAATATGCTTCAAATGGGCTTTATGAATGTTCTTGTTGTAGGAGTAATATTTGTAACCACTGTTATGTAGACGAGAAATATTTATTGTGCGATTCTTGTGATGAAAAATTTAGAAAGGGAGAAATATGCGATAAAGATATGGAGTCATGGTTAGTAACGTGTGAAAATTGTGGGAATAAATGGGATGGAAATGCACAATGTAATTGTTGGGAATATGATTTTAGTTTAGTTTTTGAAAGTGAAAATGAGAGCAAAAGCGATAGCGAAAATATCACAGATAATGAAGACGAGTAATATGAAATAACATATATAAATGAAATAACATATATAATAAAAAAATATTTCTATAATAAAAATGGCAAAAACAAAGACATATAAAAGAAAACAAAGAACGTCAAAAAATAAAAGAAACAATAAAAGAAATAAAACAATGAAGAATAAAGACCCTTATAAAAATACCGCATTGTATCCTCCAATTAAACCACTTAAGGAATATAAAATGAAAGTATCTAATATTCATACTATAGCATATTCTACATATGGCAACCCAGACGGAAAACCTGTTTTATATATTCATGGTGGGCCCGGTGGTGGAACACATCCTTCAATGGCAAGATTTTTTAATCCAGATAAATATTATATTGTATTAGTAGACCAACGTGGTTGTGGTAAAAGCACACCATCTGAAGAATTAAGACAAAATAATACTAAAAATTTGATTGCTGATTTTGAGAAAATAAGGAAACATTGAAAATAGATAAATGGATGGTTTATGGAGGTTCTTGGGGTTCAACTCTTTCATTAGCATATGCGTTTGTTCATCCGAAACGAACAAGTGAATTGGTTCTTCGTGGGATATATTTTTGCACTGATGATGAAGTGCATTGGCTATCAGAAGGAAAAGGTGCTGGTTTTATAAGACCTGATGGTTGGGATTATTTTATGAAGCAAATCAAAGGCAAAAAGAGCAAAGGATTATTTATAAAAGAATATCAAAAATGCTTCCAAGGGAAATATGGAAAAGCACAAAAAGATAAGTGTTTATTGGCTTGGTCTGTATGGGAGTCATCTATGTCAAAATTGAATATGAAACCATTAAGTGATATTATAAAAGAAACTAAAGCAGATAATTATCGACAAGTGAGTGCAATAGAATTACATTATTTTGTTAATAATTGCTTTTTCAAACCAAATTATTTTTTGAAGAAGTCTAATTTAAATAAAATAAAAAATATTCCAGTTGTAATAGTTCAAGGAATGTATGATTTAGTATGCCCCTTTTTTACAGCACAAAAATTACACGATGCTTTGCCACATTCTAAAATGTATGCAACAATGGCAGGACATACTGGTTTTGACAAAGAAAACATCAAATATTTAGTGAAAACCACTGATGAATTTGCAGATAGAATTTGAATTTGAATTTAAATGGTCGGAATAAATTTCCAATTAAGATATTTACAAATTTTTTTCCAAATTGCGTCTTGTTCTATTATTTTTTCACGGTCTTTTAACATAGATAATAAAGGTAAATATTGATATTGTTTTAAAAGTTCACACAGTTTATAAATAGTATAATAATAGTGTAAAAAATTCACCCGATCATCCGGACAAAATTTGGAATAAGGTGTTTGAAGTTCATCAAATAAATTACATAATGTTTCTTCTAATTCGGGTGACATAATAGGCGGTTTAATGCCTAATTTACTTTTAATAAATATTATATGTTCGTAATACTTATTATATCCTAGTTTTTTTAAAATATCTTTTGTTTTTTCATTAGATAATTCTGATAGGTTTAATCGCTCTTTTTTAATTTGCAATTTTATTTTTTCTATAATATCGTTGGAAATTTGGGTTGTTTCTTTCCCTTGGAATTGTGCCAATATTTCTTTAAAATGATTAATTCGTTTATATGCGTAAAAGCAAACTTCTTTAGGTGGTTCTTTATACGAAGGTTTTTCATTTTCAAACAAATAAGGAACAGAACGAAAGCACATATTACACGTCAATTTGCCTTCTTCTTCAATGTGAATAAGTTCACCTTTGTTACAATATTGACAAATATCTGTTTGATAAACATAAGAATTAATATCAAAAATGGTTTGATTAATATTGTTAAAATACTTTTCAATATATTTATCTTTCATAATTGATGTAACTGAATCTTCATTATTGATGCTTACAGTTTCTTCATCGTTATCATTTTTGGATTTTATATTGAAAAAACTATTAATTGTTGTGTTTGTAGTTGTTTCTTTATTAATGTCATTAGATATATTTTTTTTATCTTCAAAATAAGTGAATATATGTTTCGAATTATCCAAATAATACTGTTTTCTTTTTGATTTCAACATTTTAATTTCTTTTGTAATTTCATTTATTCTATCAATCATATTCATTTTGTCATCAAAACTGATTTTCTTTTTATGCAAATCGTTCTTCAATTTATTTTTTTCATTTTCCAATTTGGGAATGGTATTAGTATCATTTTTAGAAAATTCGACTAACTTATTTTCATGATTTTTATCCAATGTAATATTTTTTATAGTTTGTTCCATTTGGGTTTTTAGATATTTTTTTGATTTTGGGGGGTTCATTTTATAAATTATATATAAAAAGTATTTAAATACATAATATCTAAATAAATATATTGCTTTAATTATTCTCAATTGTCAAACAAATAAGTTATTTTTTGATTAATTATATGTAAATTTATGTTAAGTAATATGAGTTTGACTATTAGTTTAGATTATTTAAAGGATATTGAAAATAAAAATTATAAAATAGACCCAATGAAGTTTCAAAAAATGTTGTTTATTTACAATGCTATTGAAGATGGATGGACCTTAAAAAAGAAGAACGGGTGCTATATTTTTTCAAAAAAAACAAACAACAAAAAAGAAGTCATTAAAGACGAATACTTGGCAAAATTTATGAAGAACAATTTGGAACTACAAGATTTCATTTAAGTAAATTTATTAATAGCATATATGGTGTCAAATAATTGATTTATTGTGTATTATGTAATAATCAAATAACACATAAATTTCTGTTTATTTAGCGTCTTTTGTATTTAGATTATTTAATTAAATTAATTAAATTAAATTTCAAAAATTTTTTTTATTTAGGTATATTATAAAAATGGGTGGTGGACTTATGCAACTCGTAGCTTATGGCGCTCAAGACGTCTATTTAACTGGTAATCCTCAAATCACTTTCTGGAAGGTGACTTACCGCAGATACACTAACTTCTCTGTCGAATCTATCGAACAAACTTTCAACGGACAAGCCGATTTCGGTCGCCGAGTCCAATGTACTATTAGCCGTAATGGTGATTTGTGCTACCGCACTTACCTCCAAGTGACTCTTCCCGAGATTGCTCAAAGTACTGATACTAAATATGCTCGTTGGTTGGATTTCCCTGGTGAGCAACTTATCTCCCAAGTTGAGGTTGAGATTGGTGGCCAACGTATTGACCGACAATATGGTGACTGGATGCACATCTGGAACCAATTGACTGTCAGTTCCGAACAACAACGTGGTTACTTCAAGATGGTTGGTAATACTACCAATCTTACCTTCATCACTGACCCCAATTTCGAAGATATTGACAGTCCTTGCCAAGATGCTGGTGTCCGTCAAGTGTGTGCTCCTCGCAATGCTCTTCCTGAGACCACTCTTTACGTTCCTCTTCAATTCTGGTTCTGTACCAACCCTGGTCTTGCTCTTCCTTTGATTGCTCTTCAATACCACGAGGTTAAGATTAACCTTGACCTTCGCCCCATTGATGAGTGCTTGTGGGCTGTTACTGATCTCACTAATGGTGGTGTCGGTAAGGATGCTTACTCTCAATCTTTGGTTGCTGCTTCTCTTTACGTTGATTACATCTTCCTTGATACTGATGAGCGCCGCAGAATGGCCCAAAACCCTCACGAGTATTTGATTACTCAACTTCAATTCACTGGTGACGAGTCTGTCGGTTCTTCTTCCAACAAGATTAAGTTGAACTTCAATCACCCCGTTAAGGAGCTTATCT